GCTGAGTCAAGACGAACGATGGCACGCTCTGCTGCTGAGGCAAGACGCTCATCAAGAAGCGGGTTATTGCGAACTGGGAATGGAGGCTCTGCAGGATTATCAATTACTGCTGCAAAGATACGAATACGAGATATTACTGAGCCAACTAGGCTAAAGGCATATTTAATTTCACCGATTGCATCGTAGTATTCCCACGCCTCAGACTGCCAGGCGTTTGAACCTGAAGTGCGACGACTACGAAATTGCTCGGCCTCGCCTTTATCATTGAGACGAAGCTGCGTTGCTGCTGCAGTAAGTCCGCGAGGAGCTGAGTACGCAACGGGTGATGCAAAACCAGGAATGGTTGCTATTGAGCTGAGTGAAAGAGCAGGTGAGTTAATTGCACGACGAGTAGCTGCTGCCGACCTAGGGCGCTGTGATCTGTTGCCGCTTGAATCGCGACTAAATACTGCCACTTATTACTCCTCGTCCTTGTTAACGGAATAGCTGGGCATTACTTTTCCAGCCACGCGGTTATTACTCCTGCGGCGGCAGATAGCGCAAAAACAGCGCACACGGCAATCGTAGGTATGGGTACTATAATATAGGAAACTATAACTAGTGATGAGACCCAAAATGACACACACCAGTAACAGGTTAGTAAATATCCAATCCCTCCGTCAGCTGGCTTATACTTCTTCCAGACCTTCTTACGGAACTTCTCAAGAACTGTGTCCTCGATAATAAGACGGCTAGCACGGTAGACTGCAAGCGCGAGTATGATGAAATTGCCAAAGGCTATTTCCATTGTTATTCCTTTCATTCGGTTGGATCTTGGTCTGAGTACACGTGGCGATACGGATTCCACGAGCGTAAACGTGAACCGCAACCGCAGTTCTCGTCCTTCTTATAGGCGAGCATCTTGCCCGTCTCGGTGAGGATATAGGAATCCTCGGTTCGTACATTTGACTTGTGATGTTCGGTGTACCGTTCACGGAAGATAATCATTGGCCCTTCGTTACCGTCTACCGCAACCATTACCACCTCGTCGGTCACAACGATACGAGCCTTTGTTACCTGATAGGCACCAACGGTAATTGGCGCAGACTTAAGATCCTGCAGCGTAGGAACGAGGTCTGGCTGGGCAACTCCAACAAACGCTGGAAATACGTCTTGTAGTATTTTCATTTACCTAGCCTTCTTGCCATTGCGCGATATGTAACGCCTGCCGCCTCGGCAAGCTCGCGAACTGGAACGTTTGACTCGTAAAGACGAGTGCAAATAGCTGTAAGTTCTTCATTGGCAGTTGCCTGTGGGGAGAACCCTGTCATCTTTGAACGGTAGCGACGAGCCAGCGGAGACAACTGCTCGATACGTGTGCGTTCTGCTTCACTTATTCCTGGAGAGACTGGGCGTCGTGATACGTAACCGCGAGGTCCTGTCTTAAGCTTAGGCAGAGGGACCGGTACATCGAGAGGAGAATGCTCATGTTTACGGGCAACCCAAAACTTAACTGTAGAACGTCTACGCGGAGGATTACACGCGTTACCTATACTTTGAAGAGGCCAACCTGCCTCGAACAACTGTCCTACGCGGGTGTAGAACTCCTTGTGAAATAGAGTAGAAAGAAGCTGAACCTCAGACGCTGGTAGTTCCTGCTTACGTGCGGGACGACGCTTCTCTTCCATAAGGTACACGATAACATGTTGTGTACACTAGCGAACTTTAAAAACACCGCCAGTTCTATCGCTTGGAATCTTGCGACCTGCCATAGAGCGCGCGGTGATCTTTCCACCAACAAAACCAGCAGGAGGTTTAATGAGGAGCGCGGTTAATGCGTGTACCAAAGCGTCAACGCGGTCTGGAGACTTACCTTCGCCAGGAATCCACGAGATCATCTGGCTCTCTAAGTCTGCAAGATAGTTAACGTGATGAACACGGCCTTGCTCGTATGCGAGCGTGATCGGCTCTGCACGTAAAGCCTTGCCATACTTGGAGTGAACCTCTAAAACCTTAATGCTTGGATCAATGGTGTTAATTGCGTTGCGAACGAGCGCACCACCTTGGTTAACTTCCGCGACCACAGGGCAACCCCACTTGCGTGCCATTTGAACTACCTTGTTTGCCCACACGTCAGGAGAGCCGTGAACGGTTGCGTCCTCAAGTACCCACGAGTTGCGCTTATACAAATCGCGCTCGCCAGTTGACGCACAAACAACAATTCCACATTCATCCCGAGGATTCTCTGCAACCGACGGGTCAACGGCAACAACACGTAATGGTGTTCCCATTGGAAGTTGCGACTCACGATTACGGTCAATAAGATCTGGTGTCCAGAGCGCACCCTCTACGTCCGAGAGCATCTCGCCGTATAGTTCCTGCTGTGCTAGCCGAGTTCCTTCATATACGCCCTTGATGGCGTCTAGATAAGCGTTAGACAGGTTTCCCTGGTTATCCATAGTCGAACCACGGGTAATGATAACCTTTCCAGTTTTTTCAGCCTCGGCCATTAGTTGATAAAGAAGAGGAACTCTCTTTGGAGTTGTAGTAACGACGATCTTAGGATTAGATCCAAGACGTGTACCAACACGTAAGTTATCAAACGCGGTCATACCTGCCGCGTCAGGAGTTTGACGCCAGGCGGCAACCTCGTCACCCCAGGCGTGTGTAAATTGCGGACCACGAAGTGAATCCGGCTCATCTGCGGTGAAACATGTAGCCGTGTTTCCATTTGGCCAAGTTAATCTTCTCTTTGACGGTTCATACAGCGGGCGCTCACTTGGAGGCGTCACGTTGATGATACCTGACTCGCCTTCGACGATAACGTCACGAACGTCAGCGGCAGTACGAGCAACAAGCGCAAAACGTATCTGTCCCTTGTTTGTGTACTTTGCTTCTTCTCTTATCCACTCCGCGGCGGTGCGAGTCTTTCCAGCACCGCGGCCTGCAAGATAAAGCCAGATGTTCCAGTCATCGCCTTCAGGGCGTTGCTGCTCGGGACGACCCCAAAACGACCAGTCCCACTGTAAGCGCTCAGGATCAAATCCTTGAAGCGCCATAGCCTTTTGCTCGGGAGATAGTTTGGCGATTCTTTCTGCCATTGACTCTGCCATGTTACTACCTTATTCTGTAGGACGAAGGTTGATGCGATTTTCTTCTAGGATTGGAGTGTACGCCTTTGACGCACCTGAAACAGGAGCCTTGTATCCGTAACGTGCAAGACGAAAACGAAGAGCGCCGTGCGTAACGCCAAGACGCTTTGCAAGACGATACAGAGTTACACCCTCAACAGTGTGGGCATAGTTAACCAACCAGGTGTACTCCTCAGCCTCCTTGCGATAAGCCTTTCCATATGAACGTACCTGTTGTGCATACGGTTGAAGCTCAAGTAGACGCTTTAGCGTTTCCTCGGATGGTTCAACAAACTGCGGTGAAGATTTCTCAATGATCTTTGGCGGCTCAGGAATTGGATACCCATTTGCGGCGACACGAATAGCCTCACCCATCGGGACGGCAACTGCAATCTGACGAATACGCTCACGGGTGACCCCAACGGCAATGCCAATTGAGTCAAGTGTCCAGCCGCGCTCGCGAAGTGCCTTTATGTAGGCGTTGCGCTCGAGCTCATTACTAGTGGTTCTAGCAGAGAGCGAGGTGAAGGTGTCAAGTACCTCCTGTGGAAGAACGTGACCTTGCTTAGTATGTTTTGTCATGTGTATATTATAACATGTTATCGTGCGCTTTAGAACCAGGGCGGAATACTTATGTACTGAGGAGTAATAAATAGTACGTTAAGGCTAATTGCCTTGGGCGTGAGAGACCGAGGTTGTATACGGGAGAAGTCTCTCCAAGTGTCTCCAACATTTTTTTCTGTGAAAGATCTTTCTGCTAAGAAGTGGGAGAAATGGAAGCAGAGGCAGGCAGGTGCCTGTCCTTCATAAGTTTTTGTAGCAAAAAGGCTGTAAAGTACTATGGATAAATAATGTGTAGATATACCTGTCTACACTATCTATAAGTAGTTTATATTTATTTTTATAGTTGTAGTGTCTATGTCTTATGTGTAGACAGATGAAGCTAGCGAGCTAGAGGCTAGCAGCTAGCAGACAAAACATCTGAGTGGAAGTTAGCTTACCTACGAGTAACGAGCAGACCTGCCAGCCTTTGTGTTGCGAGCTAGCCTACAGGCTGAGCGTCTATAGTTATAGAAATAGAAAGAGACCTGACATATAGCCAGGCCTCTTACTATTGTTAACTGTTATTCTGGGGCGACGACCAGTACGTTTGGGTCGCCATTGAAGATACGCCTAAGGGTGTCAGCGTCCATGACGCCTGTTGCCTCAAGGTTATTATCTCCCTGGTATTGCCTTACGGATTCCTTGGTTAGGTCACCGTACCAGCCATCAAGATCTGCTGAGGCATCGCCGTACCCTAGCTCCGCAAGGCGGCGCTGTAGGTGATGTACGGTTAGTGACTTGCGTGCATATATGTTTTTATACACACACTGGGCGAGGACTACCTCGTCCTTATCACCAAGGCCTACCACGTGGGCAGCCTCCGTATCCTCGACCCGTACCTTTGCCTTAGCCTTTGGGGCTGGCGCTGGTTCAGGTTCAGGTGTTGGCTCAGGCTCGATAGCCTCAACCACTACCACAGGATCTTCAGATGTAAACGTTGCTGAGGTAAACTCATACAGCGCCTCCTCTGTAGCCTTAGGCTCGTCCATAGGGACACCAGCCGCATAGGACTGGTAGTTATCTTCGTTTTCGCTCATAGGTTAAATGTATCCTTACTCTGGTAAAGTGACTTTGACAACACCTGGGTATTGGTTAAGTCTCTTTAATGTGGACATACCCGCACCTTCACGATACGCGTTAGGACCAATGCCCCAAGAGCCAAAGTCCTTACCTCCACCTGTCATCAGGAATGCAACCTGTGCGTTTAGCACTGGGTCGAATAACTGCTCGTTGGATGTAAGTCCAAACTTCTTGCGACGTTCTGGTCCCAAATCAAATATCATGTTGATTTGGTATATGCCGTATGAGCTATCACCAGTTCTTGTGCTCTTGTTATGAGCTAGCGGACGGGCGTTTGATTCCCGCATAGCTATACCCCAGGCAATCCGATGTGCCTCTCCTTCAAAGCCCACAGCTGTTAGAAGCTCTGAGAGTTGACCACCAGATAGAGGTATCTTGCTGTTCCGGTAGGAAGCAAACACCTCAGCTGAAGTACGAACTGATGCTGAAACTTCAGGTATGACCTTTGGTTCCAGCTTACTATTTAGTTGTTCTGACTCGCTGGCAACTGCCTTTGAGTCAGCATTGAATTGCGACGACGCAGTCATTGCGACTGCAATCAGTGTCACCGCGTAAGCTACTGACGTCACTGCTAATTTCATCTTCGAAACTCGCATGCTAGTTAGCCTCCTTTGTTAGGGGACAGGGACAACCAAGCCCGCAGGCTTGGCGGAATGCGCTAGACTTATCTAAAGCCCAACGACGATTCATACTCCGAGAGTCGCTTACGAGATTCCTCGTCCTCGACCTCATGCATCGTCGACCACACGCTTCCCAACGTGTAGGCGTATTCCTTTCCTCGGGTAATGGCAACTTGGTTTTTGAAGTTGCTATATCCAAGGAAATCTATTGAGTCATTCATCCAGCTCTTGACGTCTTCCTTACTTGCCACAAGGCGGTATGGGTAGTCGGCATCTGGCGTTGACTTGATCTCGACGCTAATCATTACAGCTAGCGATTCGAGTGATTGACGGTCACGTGCACGGACCATCAGGTACTCAGGGTTTTCGCGATGCTGAACAGCACTCACGAATCCAGTCTCAGTAAATATCCACATCAGTATTACGTCCTTTCGTCATGCGTCCAATAATAACATCAGACGCTGTTTTTTGGAAACAAAAAGGGACAGAAATAGAACCTTTTTGTTTCATGTTTGTTTACGAACTAGACGCCTTAGGCGATGTCTAGTTCTACTCCTTCAGGTAGTTGGTCCATTGCCTCGGCCTCAACCTGGTATCCCTCGTCAAAGGAATACATGTGTTTGGCCTTGCGCATCTTGTCACCCGAAACGTAGAGTGTCATGTAAGGAGAACCATCACTGTTCGTGATGTTCAGCTTATAGTACTTTGCTACATCTTCCATAGGTGCCATAGTATCGCCTACCTTCCGAACTTCTTGCGGCATTCAGGCCCAAGTTGAAGATCCCTTGAAACTGGATCTGTTAGCTCGGCTCCACAGCTACCGCAGCAGCTGTAGTGTTGCCCAAAGATCTTTGCGTACTTGTATGGGTCCTGGCTGATTAAGTTCATAATCGTGATTGAATCCTGTGAAGGCACGCGATGACGGGTAAATCCGCCTACTGAGCCAGTTAGTCGGCGCATGTATAGGTTGCCCATGTATTCTTTTACCTCGATGAACAGGAGGTCACCAGTCAGCGGCGTACCTTCGAGCGAGATATCTAGCTCACTCACGGGGATTGCGTACTTGCTTTTAGGCGCACTTGAAAGTGCTTCCTGAAGAACGGACTTATCAGCTCCGGGAACCTTTGTAGCTTTCTGAGGCAGACGGAGAAGAAGATCAATAGTTCCTGAGGCTTGCTTCTTAGTCAGCGTTGGAAGCATCGAGCGGAAGCTAGAAACTTGAATCGCATCGAGCTCACGCTCGGTAAGTAGTGAATCGATGAAGGCTACCTGCTTTTCGCTGGCAGCATCCTTCACGATTGGAAGAGTCATCTGAGTCATTTGGCCACCTTGTTTCTTTCTACCCAGCTGTCAAAGGCTTCTTTGATTTGTGCCTTGAACTCTGGTGTGAAGAACTCCACGTCCTTGCTTTTTCTGCGAGACTTCTTGACTGCCTTCGTGCCGGCGTATACAACTGCGCTGTCTTTCATAATTCCGTGGAACATGTTGGGCTCCTTTCCTGGGGTCCTCTTGATAGGTTAATTATATCAGGTGGGTCCAGGAAAGGAGCGAGAGGCTAAGCCCTTTGGGCCAACAGTGCCATAGTTATGCCTGCCATACCCAAGGAAACCACCTTAGAGAGGCTCTCAGGGGAAATGAGGGCTACTCCCACGGAAAGCACGGCAAATACCAAGGCCAGTACCGCAGGCCAGACCAGCTCCTGAAGTCTAGTAATCCAGTTTGGCATGATTCCTACTTGACTGGGCGTGTTCGGCCCTTGAGACGGCTGGAGCCATCCCGAATGGTAGTTCCTGATGCGTCGATGAGCTTGCGGGCTTTACCATAGGTAACTCCTAGCTCCTTGGCTACCTCAACTACCGGCTTGCCTTGGCTGTAAAGCTGAGCTGCCGCTTGCGGCGTTGCTTCTGTCATTTCAGTACCTTTCGTCGGTGTTTCTTTTAGTTCGGCTGGAGGTTCTGCCTCTAACCAGGCTCGGGACTTCCTATGAAGTTCCTCGGCCTCCTTGAGTAACTGCAGCTGCGAGCTACCCAAATCTATTTTTCTTCCAGCTTGAGAGTCTCAAGGATGGCACGACCGGTAACGGAATCCCGGATGAGGAATCCATCATCAGCGTGACAGCTCATGCAGAGATACTCGTTGCGTCGATGCGATGGGTCGCGGACCACCTTGTCTTGTTTCATGCACCTATCGCAATAAGGTTTCAATGGATGTGAATGTGCGTATTGACGTGAGTGCTCAGCGCATAGCAGCTGCTCACCACACTCATACACAAGTGCGTTAGTTTCCTGGCATCGTTCGCATGTTCCGTAAACGTATACCTGATCTTTTTGAATGGTACCTCGCGTCATTGCATCCTCCTGTAGTGGTAGAACTTTATCCTGTCTACCTAATCTTGTAAACCGCTATCCAAAACTCTTTGTCGCCTTGGGCCGAACTGGCTGGAAGGTAGCCCAATGTTGATGGATACCTGACAGTCGATGTGGTCGACGTGATGGGCAGACATCTTAAAGTTGCCTCTAGCCTTTGAACCTAGCGGCACGTACTGAATCTCCTGCGGATTGTAGATGTAGTGCCCGCAGGAGATACAGATCTCAAAGGTATTGTCGTCTCTACGACGAGGAACCCTCTGGTCCTTTGCTATGAACTTCAAGTTAGATGTCTAGCTTTCGGCTGCCTGGCTTGTAGCCTACGCCAAGTAGAGGTTGGATCTTTACTTCATCCTTCTTGTACTTGTAGAACTTGCGAGCTAAAGCTAGAACCGCGATAGCTGCAGGTACCCACACGTGAAGGTACAGCTCGATTGTGTTGGTGATGTACAGTGACACCACCCAGCTTTCAATTGTAAACTCCATTTACTTTCCTTTCGTTAGGTTGAACTCATCGTCCGCAACGTTGAAGCAGTGAAGCGCAAATACTAGAAGTGGAATACATCCACCAAGTACGAGAACTATAGCTGCCGCAAGTGCGAGGAAACTAGGGAAGATGAAAAATGTGTGAGCTGCGTATGGGAACCAGGCAACTGCTGCTACGATTAGTGCTGCGCCATAGCGGCGGTAACGGTATCCACGAAACTTGTTTATTTTCATTTGGGAAGTCCTTTCGTCATTTGCCGGAGGTTCCGGCGTTGGGATAATTATATCAGGTAGGTGCGACTAGTCGCTTGTTACTCCGAATGCTCCCTGGTACGTAACTACTGTTTCACGAGCAGCTTCGACGTCGCGGGAGATTTGGTTGTAAGCGTTTGCACAGTTGTAGCAGTAGGTTTCAGTTGGAATCCCACCGAGCATGAATGCATCAATTCCTGAGTATACTAGCTCTGTGTTTTCGCAGTTGATAACTTTACATTGTGTCATTTCGTATTACCTTTCGTAGTTGGGTTGTTGGAATAATTATATCAGGTAGGTTGGGAAGATTAGCTCTTTGTTCCCCAGGTAACCAGCGAGATCACCTTGTCCGCAAGGAAGTTGCTTCGGCGGTAAGCTTCGGCCCAAGATTCAGCCTCTGCTTCTGAACGGCAGTACTGGTAGACGGTTTCCCCGCTACTCAGGGTGTAGTAGTACTTAGTTTGGTTTCCTGGGACGTTCTTCACTTAGAGTCCAAAGATGAAGCATAGAGCTAACGCGATTCCTACGCCAACGAATGCTGGCCAAGGTCCATCAGTGGTTAGGTTGTCGTTCAACCAGTCTGTGATGTTTCCGAAAAAGTCTGATACTGCGTCTAGCGCGTTTCCTAAGTGGTAGCTTATCATTGTGGGTACCTTTCGTCGTTTACCACCAGGTATTTGGTGATAGGATAATTATATCAGGTAGGTTCTCCACGGCGCTTGAATTCGGGGCGGCGCCTTGAGATTTCACACTGGTCCGGTTTTAGTCCCTGGGACTTCAGCCAGCTCTTGGCGGCATCCTCATCAGTGAACTGTCCTGCCCAGACGCCGCTGGGTAGGAACACGTTCACCATTTCGTAAAGAGTACTCACCAACGAACCTCTGGGTCGTTTTTGTTGATTTTGTGGTCGAGCTCAAGCACCGCAAACAGCAGTGCCATAGCAACGGCAACTACAATGACTACACCTATCATTTGTGTTCTCCAAACATCTCTGTCCAGCATGTTGGATGATAACCAGTCATCAGTTGCTCACGTAGAGACTTATCTAAGTCTGGGTAAGCATCTTGGATTGCCGCACCAAGTTGGCGAGCAAAGAATCCCACTGCTGGGACCTCAACTACTCCACCCTTGTTGCACCAAGAACAGGTTGGTGTCTCCACCACATATGTTTCGTCTATGAGTGCCATACGTTGTCCTTTCGTAGTTTCTTAGGACAATTATATCAGGCAGGTGGATATTTAGAAGCGCCAAACACGAGCTTGTAGTCGTTGATGTCCTCGCCCTTGTCATCAAGATACGTCTCAACGGCGTCAACCGAACGAAATTGCCCAATCCATGTGTCGTCGGCACTATAAAGATGAATGTAGCTCATTTTAGCTTCTTTCCGTATTGGATTCGGGTAATGATGGGAGCCTTAGTGTAGACGTCCCACTCGCAGGCAACCGCAACTGACTTTTCAATAACCTTTAGAGCTTTCTCTGGGCTGTCCTTTAGCTTTTCAATTCCAAGGGCAACCAAAGCTCCAAGAGCTACGTCACCACCTGAACCTCCGTAATAAATGTTACGTACTTCTCTGTCCCACGAGTAATCCTCAAAGATTGGATAGATAACACCGCGAACAATTATAAGTAAGTTCGAGTCTTGAAACGCCGCATCACCATCGTCCTTTGCATCGTAGCCAGCATCTTGAAATGCACTACGCAAAGAAGGTATAAAGGAGCGAGTCATAAACTTATCGAGACCATCTTGAGTTACGTTCTTTGGTGGCGTTGGTGGCGTCCAACCAAACTGCGAGATGTTTCCACCGCGTGATGCGCCGGAGACTGCAATAAGGTACTCGCCATTCGCAACAACCTTTGGAGTTGCAAGATCCATTGCGCGACCACCTTCGTCGCTTGCACGTGAATCACAGCCAATGACTGCCCAGCCATTTCCTTGAAAAGCAGCAAGCGTTGTCAATAGAGTCTCCCAGGGTTTAGTCAATTGTATCCTAAACCTACCGCACAGGGCGGTAAGCTTAGGAACAACCTATCAAAATTATGCTGGGTCTACTATGGAGATAGGAACTGTTATGTTGGCAGATTCAGTACCTGTTGGGGTATATCTTGCGAATCTACCCTGAGGCTTTTCCAACTGAACCACAATCTTGGTTCTCTTCATACCGGTAACTCGTGCGTACTCACCCACGAGATAGCGGGTACCGCAACTGTTGTTGAATCGAACTCTGTCACCAATACCGAAGTCGGTAGCTTTTTTAGTAGAACGGAGTGCCGCAAGTCGAGACTCAACCGAGGTGTTCAGTGCTCCAAGGTCGTTGTCCAACTCACCACTTTCGATGGCAGCCTTAACTGCCTCTAGTGTTAGCGTCATTTTGTCCCTCCTTAGGGGTTGTCGTTAGGCTAATTATATCAGGTAGGTCTCGACTTCGCCTTTAGCAAACGCGGCATACGTCACACCTGTGTGGTTGTTGCTGTCATCAACGCGTAGCTCACCTACATGCGCAGGCTCAAGTTGTGAATCATGAGTCAGATAGATCTCATATACCAGCGAGTCATTGAGCCAACCGCAGGCGCTCTCAACCCAGGCAAGGCAATCATCTTCGTATCTCGCTGGAACAGTGGTAACGAACTGCCGCGCAGTGAGATCAATTACTTTTCCCCACTCGGGTTCAGTAGTAAAGTATCTGCCTTTAGCATCTTCACCAATGTCTTCATAGACTGCCCAGTGCTCTCTGCGTGTGTAGCTAAGACCTGTGACTCTAATCAGACCTAGCTTGTGTTTCTCCGCATACATGCTTGACTGCATCAAGCACTGACCGAAAGCTGTAGCTGGATCGGCAATACCTTTAGACGCTAACCGCACGCTCATTAGTATTCCAAATCTGGATTTTTGTACTGTGGATACATTTTGTAGAATCCTTGCATGTCCCAGTTCATATCTGTCTTGCAGATAGAACATTCAGTAGGATAGATGTCGTCTGGGTTTGACATATCAAGCTCAACAAGTTGAAGACCGCACTCGCCAAAATTAAGAGCTAGATCTTCAAGTAGACCTCTACCCTCTTCCTCGGCGCTCTTACGAAACACAATTGACAGACGTTCGTGACCAGTCAGAGTCGACCAGGGAACTCCTGGACCGCGACACCAGATAGATGCCATAACCTTTTCTTGTTTGTCACTCATCAGACCAGAGCTCATCTCTAAGAGCTTCTTCATAACGATCTCCGCGAAACGAGTTAGAACCGAAAGAGATGTCTTCACTTTCAAGAAGTTTGTCGAGTGACAACACCGCAGTGTGTCCTTCAGCTTCGAACATGATGACGAGTTTTGTGTCGCCTTCATTTGGGTCATCAACAAGTGCGACCTTGAACGGCATTCCCGCAACTCCATTTCGGTGGTAGTCTGCGTTTACAATTTGTAGGTTAGTTAGAGTCATAGTGTGTTCCTTTCCACCTATCCATCGTATCCATCATCTTCGTACTCGCGCTCGAAGTCCGCGCTAGTACCACAAGTGGGACACTTGTAAGTCCAGTACTCGAAGACCACGTTGTGGCTTCCGTACTCTTTTGTTAGAACGATTTCGCGTTCTTCTGTAATATCAAACTCAGCACACTCGTCGTTTTGGCATGATGCCTCGCGATGGTCGATGTCTTCACTTGAGTCGTAACCCGCAATCTGGGGTTCAAATCCTGTGACGCCTGGTGGGTAGTTGCTTGCCATGATTTGTCCTTTCGTCGTTATGGGATAATTATATCAGGTAGGTATGTTGAAGGTACCCTACTTGTGAGTAGGGTACCCGCAACTTCTACTTATTCATTTATTGGAAGGGTTTCCTTCAATTCATTAAACTCACCGCTGTGGATTCTGTCCTGGGTATCTTCATCTGTGATGAGACCATATGCCCAGAATACACTTTCTGAATCTAGGATATCTCGGAGGAGACCTAAGGATAGGTCTTCATCATCATTCATTGCTTCTGGGTAAAGGTACTCTTGACCTGTGGTTTCATCTGTCCAATAACCACCGATATCTAGGTGGTGGTAGGTGTTATCTGGGTATCTGAGGATGAATGCCTGATGTTCATACATAGCCACTATCACTGCTTTGTCTTGAGGTAGTGAAGGGTGCCACAACTGAACTTTGTTCTTATCTAGGATATCTGTGAGACCACCCTTGTCCGCATCATCTTGGTGTCCGAAGATGTTGAAGTAGATCTCTGAGAAAGGTTTGCCTGGGTGATCTTTGAATACTTGGTGGAATACTTCTGATGGTGTTTGTTGATTCATCATTTTGTCCTTTGTTTGTGGGTTGTATTAAGTTGTTAAGATAATTATATCATATAGGAAAAAGGAAGGAAGAGAGAGGGTCCCACAACCCTCTCCCTTCTGCCCACCATCGCACGCTAAAAAATAGATACGCGGGCGTCGTATTGTTTCGGACCCCTGCAGGTGTCGAGTCTTTCGTTTGGCCAGCGACTGTCCCCGCGTATTAGGATAATTATATCAGGCGGGATTTTATAAGGCCGCGATGAAGTCGCGTAGAGCTTGAGGCTGGTGCGACAGGCAGTTAGTCATGATGGATTGGACGGGAGACATGTCGAGGAACGAGATGGACGGCAGCGATGGTTCGACGCAGTCGTCGTGTTCGCAGTCGAAGTCGTCGTCGGCAAAGTTGATTTCGACGTTGTAGAGTTCGTTGTCGTCGGCAGCGTCAGTGTCGTCGAAAACAAGTGGGTCGATTTCGAGAGTAAGCGTGTCGTCAGTTTTTTTGATGATTTTGATTTGTGTCATGTCAGTCTCCAATTCGTAGTGGTGAGCTAATTATATCATGTCAAGATTTATAAGGCCAGAGTGATTTCGTTGAGAAGCGGCGCAGGAATGTGCGAAAGACAGAATGCGACAGAGTTGTCGATTTTGTAGAACGGCGTAGCGAGATTGAAGTCGGCAGTGCAGGATTCGCAGGTGATGCCAGTTGAGTTTGTTTTGGCGACGAGCATTGAAAAGTATTCGAAGTCAGAAGTCCAGATGTCGTCGGCATAGTCAGTAGTGAATTCGATTTCGATGTATGAGTCGTAGTGACGATTGTGGGTGTTTGTTTGTGTCGTTGTCATGATGGGCTCGATTCGTTAGTGGGTTTATAAGGTAATTATATCGTATAAGATTTTCAAGCGCAGGTGCGCGGCATGCAGAGCAGAGGCCGCGCAGTGCGAGTGATTAGTAGAAGGTGTCGACGTCGATTGGAGAATCGAGGTTGTGCGAAAGTTCGGCGAAGGCAGTGTAAAGAGCGTAGACGTTATTTTCGATTGTGATGAAGTTGTCGTCGGTATTGTCGAATTCGTCGAAGCCAGAATGGCCGATGAAGTGGTCAAGATGTTCGGCAGGGATGTTCAAGATTTGATAGTCGTTGTAGCCGGCACGGATTGTAGCGACGAGTGTAATCGGCGTGTCAGGGAAGCGTTCGGCAAGAAATTGCAGAGCGACGGCGACGGAGAATGGCTCGTTAAGATTGACGCGCGATGTTGGCGAGAAAGCAAGTTGTGGGTAGTCGTAGCAGTTTTTGTCGTTTATAAAATCGTTTGCGTTTTGCATAGTGGGCTCGATTCGTTATGCGTATAACGTATTTCGTTATGTGTTAATTATATCATGTCAAGTTTTTGACAAGAAAAACCGGAGCTCCCAGTATCCGAGAGCTCCGGCGTCCGCGCTGGATTGGAGTACAGCGCGGAACTCTATTTAGTTATACGGCGTAGGCTAGCTCGTATCCCTTATCCAGCTTTTCCTGGACTTTGATGAAGGCGAGCTGGCGAGCATACGATTCACTGTACACTTGCTTTACCGCAGTCTGGCGCTGAGTCTTCTCAGCCATTCCCCACACTGTGATTACCTTTGAGCCATCTACGATTACTTCGTAGACTTTTTGCTTGCCATTGGTACCGCGTTCACCATCACTGGTTTTTAGTAAACACCATTTCTTTTGCATTTGGGTTTTCCTTTCGTCTTGCGTCGTTGGGTTCGATATTAAGTTGTTAGGATAATTATATCAGGAAGGTTTTTTCAACCTCTCTGCTAAAACTCACACGCGTAGGTGTGAGTCAAATTGCAGTTAGAGCAGGTAGTAATTGTTTTGGTGGTTTGTGGATGTTTGCGAGCTTTTGTTAGCCCATTAGCCGCAAGGTACGTTTGTACCGCGTAGAACGTGCGACCAAGAATTATGGCAGCCTCAGAGACTGGGACTCCAGCTTTTCGCATATCTCTTAGCTTATTTGATTCTGCTATCGTCCACTCGTTCCCTGCGGCAACCGCAGTGAGGAGAGTGAAGTTTTGGTAAGCCTTTGCGTGTTCGTTGTGCATTTGGACTCCAATCCATTGGGTGGTTCGTTAGAGTCAATTATATCAGGCAGGAATTAGAGCGCCGCTCTAAACCTTGCTACGATTATCTGTGATTTAGAAAGTCTTCGATGACCTGGTGAATTGCATCATTGATGTCTTCAGCCAATTGGTCGATTTCTTCTTTCGTGTATTCCACGAAACTTTCTTCATCTCCATTACCCCACATCAGTCTCAACTGATCTGTGGTTAGAGATGAGTCATAGATTACTATGTCTTCTTTCTCGTCCATAGGGTTCCTTTCGTCATTGTAAGGCTAATTATATCAGGTAGGTTTACGAGTCTTTTGACTCATCAATCGCCTTACGTCTCATCGACGTCCTATCACGATTTCTTTTTGTTGCCTTATGCGAGAAGATTTGGGCATGCTGATTCAAGCTCGTTGGTCCTGTTCCGGTTCCACGAACGTATAAGAAAGACAGCGGTTTACGTTTCATGGAGCAATTATATCAGGTAGGTTTTATGACGCCCGTCATCAAGTATGCGTATGACACCATGCTATCGTTGGGGTCGTAAATCGTAGCTGCTTGATTCGATAGAGCTGACGAGTGTCTACGAGCGTGATGACCACAGAATAAAAGCATGCCCGTCAACATTGTGGCACGTACCTGTGCCTGCGAGCCACATCTGTCACACCGGTCCGTTGCCAGTAGCTGAGGCTGATCTAATACCGTTGTTATTTCTTCAACCATGCCGTTACGCTCCATCCCACTCCGTTATGAATACCGCCTCAAAATCTGTAAGCGGTCTACCAAGCCCAATGTGAGCCATCTGCAAATACCGTGTAACATCAGCTTGCCGTCTTGCACGAAACCGACTAATCTTCTCGCCCGTGTAAACATCGCGGATCTCCCAGATGCCCGCCGATGCATTCTTCTTTTTAGTTGACAACGTGCACCGTTGACTCTCCGGCCCGTGCACTACGAAGCCGTTCAGCAAGCTCTTCGATCTGTGCAAGCCAAGGGAAGGGAAGTGCAAGCGTCTCACCTTCATCGTCCGTGCCACCGGTCAACACAATGTTGCCCATGATGACGTCCGTCATTGCGAAAGACTTTTCGTATAGGTGCGTGCCGATGACATTTACTTCCATGCCATTGATGAGCTTACCTTCCTCGTTACACCAAAGTGTAAGATCAGGCTTTAGGTCTACAGGTTGAATCAGTCCTCCAACTGCATCACGCAGTTGATTGTACTCGTTTGAGCTGAGATCAAGAACCTCGGTAGTAAAGTCAGTGTTGATGCGTAGCGCAGTTTTCATATTGCCACGTCCACATCGGGAAACCACTTCATCATTGTTTGTAGTAGGTGGTCGTAATCGCCTGCCGTCATCTCCGCAGTAAAGGCAGCGACCTCATCGCCGCGTCCAAGCTTCTCTAGCTCTCGGCGTCCTGCGCCAATAATCGCAAATGCATTTCCATCTGTAAGCATGATTGCCATTGTGTATCCCTTCGTCGTTGTTAGGATAATTATATCAGGTGCGGAAATGGAGAAGAGAGCCAGCGACTTCCCCAAGGCTGGCTCTCTTCAGAAGCTAGTTTACGCTGCTAGCTTCTTCTTTCCGCGACGCAATTCAGACATCAATTTTGATGCTTCCTTGGTGTTGGCTACCTGTGTCTTCATACCTGTTGAGATATCGAAGACCAAGTAGTGCGAGCGATTTGCCGCACGCAATACCGCAAGGGTCTTACGCTTGCGGAAGTAAGCTGGTTCGTAGCCAGAGGGAAGCTTCACACCTTTAGGAAGCGTTGGTAAAGTTTCAACGCGAGTGTAAGGCTTCGTCTGGACAAGAACCTTCTTGCTAGCTGTCTTCACAGCTGTTGGTTTCTTGGACATGACTTGTCCTTTCGTCATTTTGTCTCCTCAGTCGATTTGGCTGAGGCTTGATCTATTATATACACGTTCCGCCTTAGAAGTAAACCCAAGACGAACCTGGAGTAATAGCCAATGATAAAGCGGAAGGTTCCGATCTCGCCTTCCGAGTAGCGTCCTGAGACGTCCATCATGCTCCCTTGAAGGAGCTTTACGTTATTGCGCTGGGGTCGCATGTAGGAAGAGTGTGAGTTCGCCAGTCAATAAGAATTTGTTCTAACGTCTCCGCATAGTCCTGTGGAAGTGAAGCGGCAACTTCTTTCATCATCAGGAGCGTGGCAATGTTGTCTGCTGCACGAGCTGCGTGCTCCCTCTCGGGAGATCCGCAGTCATCACAGTTTCTGTGTAGACTCAAGCGAGACCTGCTCGAGTAAGAATATCATGAGAACTTTTTGGAGTAACTCCGAGCTCTGCAGCAACGAGTTCTACCGCACGGAATTTATTTCCGCCAATGTTCCAAGTGATGCGTTCATTCATTCCTGGAGTCCCCAATTCATATCTCTTCCAGTCGTAGATCTCTGCATCTGTTCCATCCTCAAAACGAAGGCACCAAGATACAGTAAGTTTCCCATCTCCTGAGAATGGTTCAACTGATTCTTCAAATGTTGGTTTTCCAAATACTGTTTCAATTTCTGCGCGAGTTACATCGAAGATGTAACCCATAAGGCTTCCGCCTGCTGTTGCGTCGTGTACAAATTCCATTTTGTGCTCCTTATCGCTTTGTCGTTAGGATAATTATATCAGGTAAGAAAGAAATGGAGCTGGGCTTTTACACCCAGCTCCACCTCGTGCACTTTTGAACTCGAGCTGCATACTCCGGACTGCGTCTCACTGGCCGAACAAGAGGAGAGCGACTCCTCCGCTCACGTTCGGTAGGCTGTTGACCAGACCTATGCCCTTTGCACTGCGACCTGCGCCGCATACCCCAACGCCTCAATTGGCGCCAAGGAACTCTTCATCCCAGTTGCTCTTCTTTGGAGTACTCTGCCAGTGGCAGAACCATTATGGTCGGCTGGGAATTCGTTCAATCCTCACTGTGTTGTGAGGGGAGTCTTTCGACTCCCCTCCAACTTTTACAGTGCTTTGATGAAGTCGTATGGCGTCTTTACTAAAGTCGCCACAAACGCTTCTGGCCATCCGGCTTCAAGAGCCTTCCGATCAATTTTAGTGTTGCTGGAGTTTTGCAGTTTGAATCTTTCAACACCACGAATCATTCCGATTCCGGCAGTGCCTAGGAGTTCACGGAGGCGGGCTTCTGCCTTCTCCTTTTGTTCCTCGTGAGCTTTGATTGCTTCACGAGCAGCGATGAACTGGAACAGAACCTTTTCAGCGTCTGTTGCAGTAAGGTCGACTACGTCAACCTTCGTAGTTGCAGTTGCCACAGTTGTGACTGTTGTGACTGCGGATGATGTCTTTGTAGACATATATGTCCCTTCGTCATTCACCATCGGGCGTTCCGATGATAGGATAATTATATCAGGCAGGAAACCTGATTTAGGCTAAGCGTTCTCCGGCCTCATCAATACAGTATTGAAGACCGAATTCTTCAGCGCCTGGAGGATTCTTGTCGAACAACCTCACGGCCATTTCCCATTGTTCTTTTGGGATTGGGTTTTCTTCATCCATGTATTCAGCATGTTCCTTTGTGAACCACTGAATCATGATTTCCTCGTTTGGGTCGAGTTCCATCAAGCTTTTTATTGTGTCTGCGACTGTCGTCATGCTGATGCCTTTTCATAAACTCCGGTGTACACAATGTACTGGCCTTCGTTATCAGTCTCTGTTTCACCGCGGCTAATTAGCTCGGCGATGAGATCTTCTGTATTGACAGTTTCAAGATTCATCTGTTTTCCTTTCGTCGTTGTGTTAGGTGTAATTATATCAGGTAGGAATCTCTACTTCAGTTCCATACTCCATAATCACGTCTTCAAACTTGTCGCCTTCGACCTCGATGTCTTCAGGTAGCTCGTACTCGTGTACAACGTGAACTGTCACAGGGGCATGCGTTCCATCCCACCAGTCTCCGTTCGGGCTTGCAATCCACGTCCTGTACTCCTTAGGCTTTACGAATTGCCCCGTCTCATCACGGTCAAAGGGAGCTTCCAGTCTAGGGTCGTCTGACTGTATTACCAGCGGGACGAATAGTCCATCGTTGTCGATGGTCAAGCCTGAGCGTATGATAACCTCGCCCGTCATCTCATCCAGCTCTATGGTGAAGCCTGCAAGCCGTTCATCAACGAACCGACCTAAGGCGCTAAGGGACAGTAGGTCCTTGCCTTCAAGATTCATGCCCGTCACCCTACCTGGAGTAATTCATTGCACAGGTTGCAATAATAAGCGTCTCCAAGAATAGAGTCTTCATCGTACAAATGGAATACGTCAGGGCTGCCGTTGTGATAGTTTTCTCTGCAGGTGTCACACCCGTTGAGGCAATCGCCTGCGTGTATCGTGGTCGCCATTATCGAATCATCTTCTCTACGAAGATGTGTCCTGGCCCGTTTCCTTCTGGGTCCTGGCTAGGTACGAAACCCAAGCCGTTGTCAAGTGTGAACACTACTGGTAGCGAACCGCCACCGTGTTCCCAACCAAAATCTTCTACCTCGCCGTCCGTCATTTCACGAACGCCGGTGATGGTGCGCCCGATAAGCGAGCCCCATTCTTTTTTGATGTATGCGTCGTATGTCATTGGTTTCCTTCCGTCGTTGTTAGGTGTAGTGCAGGAGGCCGGATCCGTATTCTGGAACCCCCTGCACCACTAGTCTAATTATATCAGGCAGGAACTAGTCTTCGACGTCCGCTCTGAAGTACTGAACGCCATCAGCCTTCTGCGACTCGTCCTCGACCCAAGGAAGGCGCGAACGTGATAGGTCGCCCAGACTATTGGCTAACTCAACCGCGGCCTTCTTAGCGGCACCTAGGCTTGTCCTAGCTGCGTGACGTGACTCACCTGTGACGTCGTACTTGACTGATATTAGCCAAGCCGACTGTGGAGCTTTGTTCTTCAAGAGTGTCGCTGTGATACTCATGTCGTTCCTTTCGTTAGATTCCGTCATTGGAATTTTGGACCGGAGCACTTGGATAATCTGACGGAAGAACCAAGCACTCCGGATTCTATTTATGCTGCAGTTCGTGAAGTCACTTTCTCAAGTGCTTTCGCTGCTGCTCTGCCGATTTCCAGTGCAGCCTTCGCTGGATCATTTACATCTGCAAGCATCACCGCATCAGTACCTTTGATGATATCTTCTGCGTAGTAATCTCTTGGACCCATCGGCAACCAGAGAACTGCTACTCCAGTTTCGTGGCAACGACGTATCCAACGCTTAGCTTTCTCGATCTCTTCACCTGTATAGCAACCATCACTCACAACTACAAGTAGGCGAGCGCCAGTGCCATGCAGAAGATTTAGAGAACCATCGAGTGCCTTGAATGCTTTGTTGAACTTTTCAGTTCCATCAGGTGCAGTGTAAACAGTTACCTCTGAAAGACTTTGCCCTGGCTTTAGTGTAGGGAACACGTCCTGTCCATAGTAGACCATTGCACAACGTGCTTGAACTCGCTTGGCGGCCTCAGACATAACCCAGGCAGTGGCTGCCATAGGTTGCATTGCACTTGACATAGAACCTGAGATGTCGACCATCACACCTACAGTAAGTGTTGGGTCATCAGTGTGCTTACGAATAGTGCGCTTCCAAGGTTCTGTCTTTGACATGATGCCCTTAGACTTTTCTGCCGCACCTTGAACGATAGCTCGGGTGCGCAACTTACCAGGAGGAAGTTGAGAGACGATGTCGTGCGCATCACGCTCGCGATACTTTGCCTTCTCAAGTAATTGAGCAACCTTTACTGCTGCTGCTCGCTCTGGACCTGTAGGCATACGTCTTTCGTGTAAACGTGATGATGTGCGTGACTCTGGGCTTGGGCCAGTGCCTTTCATAAAGACTTCCTGTGCTTCCTTCTTGTGGTCGTGGCGTTCCTTTGTTGCAGAAGACTTTGCCTGCACTTCCTCTGCCCACTCTTCAGAAGTCTGCTGATCATTTAGATCATCCTGCGCACCAATCGATGCAGACTCTGCTGCATCTTGTAGAGCGTCAAGTAGTACTCTAATAAATTCTTGTCCTTCTTCTGACTGAGTTCCATCCTCGGGCTCGCCACGTTCTGTGGCAGCGTCCTTCACAAGCTGCGCCCATTCACGAGCAAGTTCGTATAGAGGTTCTGGGTTTGTGTGCATCTCATGCATTTGGAATCTATTCCAGATAGAACGCAGACCCTTTAGTAGATCTTCGCCAAGGAACAACTCTAATTCTTCTGCGATGAACTCAACGTCTGATCGCTCAAGAACGTCTGCATCAATTCGTGCAAGTGTAAGTGCGGCAAGGGTTGCTGCAGATGATGTAGTTGAAAGACCTTTGACACCTTCGAACGCATCTGCAAGTACGATGTCGATAGCACAAGCGCGGAGGAACCCACGATTGTGTGGAAGTACTTGAACTCCTAGAGCCTCGATGCGAGATTCCTCAAGCATCATCAGTGCATGAACCTCTTCCTTTGAAAGAACCTTTGCTGCTTCTGGAAGACTGTATAGTGAGAAGCGAGCATGCATTGCCTCGTGAAGGATTGCGCCTGTTGCACGTGGCCAGTCATATTGAACTGAACGCTCTGTGATGTCACCAATCTGTTCTGGCAAGATGCCCTTGCCGAATGCGATGGTGCAGTTGACTTCTACTTCTGAAAGTGATGGGTTGAATGCTGCAGGAGCGCCATCGCCAGCGTTAGGGCCAACGTATGCAACGATGTTGTCGCGACCGGCCAACGTATTGGTAAGGCGTCCTATCTGTGACCCAACCTTTAGCCACTCCATAGGAGTTGCCTCAGCGCGGGTTGCTGAATGCTTGATGTGTGCCATTTGGTATCCTTCCGTCGTTTGTGCTTATAGGATAATTATATCAGGTAAGAAGTTATGGAGAGGGTGGGCACCCAATGAGCCCACCCTTCCGGTGCCAGGATTGTTTAGATCTTGGCTGGACGGCACTCTTCGCCGAACACCCTAGTGAACACGTCCGCTACGACGGGGCGGTCGAGTTCAGGTGCTGCAGCGAGTAAGTTCGCGATTGCGAACTTTGTGCCGAAACTTTTCACAAGATCACGGAACCCAAGGAGTTCACGCATCTGTGGTGCCCAGGAGACTTCTCCTGTTTGCTGCTTCTTTGCTAGGTTTTGAGCAGCAGTGACAATTGTTGAAGGAGCGCCCAACTTGCGAGCAAGACTCCAGTCTGTTGTCATCTCGGCATGAATAGTAAATCGAGATAGAAGCGCTTCTGAAAGTCGAACTCCAGGAGCGTTTGGGTTGGTTGCAGCGATTACATAGAACCCAGGTTTAGCTTTTACTATGCCACGCTCTGGGTTTGCAGTAACTGCATAGGTGCCAGTGCCATCCATGAATGAATAGACAACAGACATAACCTTTGGATCAACGAGACCTACCTCATCAATTAGAAGTGGTACACCACGCTCCGCAGCTTTTAGGAGTGGACCATCGACCCACTCGAATCCACCTGAAGGAGTTTGGATATATCCACCAATGAAGTCGGCGATCTCTGTGTCGCCTGTACCAAGAATTGTTTCGAAGTCATCGAATGATGCTTGGACAAGTGCAGTCTTACCACAACCTGGAGCGCCATAGAGAAGAATGAATTGCTTGTCCTCGCGCGCCTTGCGTAGTACTGCTACATCGTGGTGTTCGCCCCACTGACGTGTGTAGTACCACTCGCCATTTGGACGTAGATACTTCTCATCGGCAGTAAGTGAATCTGGTGAGATCATAGGAACAACTTTCTTTGTGACAGCAGTTCGGGCAGTAGCCTTACCTGGTGCCGGCATGAAAGCATCTAGCTTTGCACTCATCTCAGCATTGACGCTTGATGACGCAGCACTAGATAAGATCTCTGCAAGCCCTGGGTGGAGCTTGTCGTAATCTATCGTAAGTGTAGACATTGGGTGTCCTTTCGTCGTTGGGTATTGCGTGTCTAATTATATCAGGTCAGGAAACGAATAACGCTTCGCCGAACCCTAAGGTCCTACGGCAACGTGTAATTCGACCTAGAATCTTGTATGGTGTCTTGCCTAGACGCACGTCATCGAGATCTTCTGGAGTAACCTCCACCACGATTGGTTGCTTGTAGACAACCCAGCCATTGTTGACTAGTTGGTTGAATAGGGAATCTGTGAATGAGACTTTGTCTCGTGCCACAAGGTTTGCCTGTTCAATTGAGTATTGAGCGATCTTACCCATTGAATCACACTCTGGAGATTGGTTAGCAGATATCTGCTTCCAAGTCTTTCGAGGTTGAACCTTACTGATCCTGCGACGATAAAGCGTCAACGGGACGAGTTTGTTTGAGGTTGTGAAACCTTCAGGCGTCAATATAAGTTGAGTAGTGTAATCGCCACTGCGCAACTCTAGATATAGTGCTTTTCCTGCGACTGCTGTAGTCTGCATTGGGTGTCCTTTCGTCGTTGGTACTGGATAATTATATCAGGCAGGATTTAAGAATAGAGCGGAGGCTTCTCCATAAAGTCGTTACTCACGAGTATCGAGGTAATGAATTCGATTTTCTCATAGTCAGCTCTGTTACCTTCAACTACGTAGACAATATCCTTCAGGATAGCCTCGTAGATCTCTTCCCAGTTTCTGTCGTTCATGCGTATTCCTCTTCCATCGCATCATCAAAATCTGCTGAGTAAACGCGATATGCAATTGGGTCACACTTGTAAAGGATGTCTGCTGCATCAAATGTTAGTCCTAGAATAACTACAGGACCACTGATGTCATTTATTGAATCATCAAATCGTTCGTTGCGTTCTATCATTGGGTATTCCTTTCGTCGTTTGATTAGGTATACACAGGTCGTCGTTTGATTAGGTATACACA